AGCCGCCCAAGTCAGTATGGAGCGAAGAATTAGGCCCTCTTGGTGACCAGACAACAGACGATAGCTCTTATCCAATTTAATAGTATTTTTACAATTTGGAGATTTGGGGTTTGTGGTGTATGCTAGCCTTGCAGCTATTGATTGGTTCCGATATCTAAATATCTATCTTTGATAGATCATTCAGATCAGACCATAACAACATTATGTTTGATACGGTTTCAGCCATGAGCGGGGCATTGAATATGTCTACAATGACACTGTCATCAGGTATACTATCTTCAGCATTATTGTTGTAGAACTCGACAAGAGTACGATTCAATCGTTGAGGGATAACCATTGAATCATCGGTCGGTGCGAATATATTGTACGCTCCTATAAATAATGTCATTAAGTCATCCTTGAATTCATAATCGTATAATTCAGAGAAGTTTTTAAGCAGGCGAAGCGATATAATATCAAGGATTGACTGGCTATCTTTAATGGGAGAGGTGTATGATCCTATTACTGGAGGTATAATTACGCAGACGTGATAGAATTCCTTGAGTGCAGCAAGCAACGCTTCGTACTCAAGTTCGTTTTCATCGCTGCAAGCAAGAATTGAGCTTGACAGTTGATTGTTAACCATGTCTTCACTGATTTCGACAGCGTTTTTGGTGATTAGAGTAGCTAGTTCAATACACAAATCAAACCACTCGTTTCTGTCTGACGATAGAAAAATATTTACTGCTGATTGTTTCATGTTTTTGTCCTTGTTTATATATGGATACAGTGTAAAACAGGCGGCATAAAATCGCAACCAATTTGGTGCATCTATTTGACAAATCACCCCTGTTATGCTACAATGCAACCATGAAAAAAGCCGTAATCATCACTGTTATTTTAGTACTTGTGATAGGTGGTGGTGCGCTATGGAAAATTAGAGAAAACCGCTTAGCTGCTAAAGCGGCTTACCTGGAGGCTAAAGCAACTGAAGGGCAAGCATACAATAAAGGATTTACACCTTCTAAATATGACGTTGGTCCACCAGATGCGCAGGAAATTCTGGAACTGGTGAATCAGGAACGAGAAAGGGTTGGCGTTAAGCCATTAGTAATGGATACCCGCATGAACGCCAGTGCCCAAGAAAAGGCAGATGATATGATGAACCGTAATTATCGAGATCATGTATCACCCGAAGGAGTACATGGCTATGAATTAGTGTTTAAGTATGTAGTCAATGAATGTAAATATGCAAGTGAAAATATTTCCTGGGGAACAGGCGGTAAAGCGGGGACATCCAAGGAAGTATTTAACGCGTGGATGAATTCAGAACCACACCGTAAAGCCCTGCAAGATCCTAAATACACCAAAACTGGTGTAGGTGTAAACAAAGATATTGCCGTCCAACACTTCTGTGAGCTCAACCAGTAGTTAGTATATAGCGCAAACCCCAAATCTCCTTTTGTCTCGAAAGGAGATTTTTTTATGAATGACAACGCGTCGTACCGTCAGTACTTGCAGTACCATGCTCTTAATAACCCTGGGGCAGCCAGGCGTGCCGAAGCGCAAGCCCTTCTTAACCAAGTAGGTGATGACGGCAACCTTAACGGTAATTTTTTAATGGGTCAAAAAGTAGACCGAGGTTGGTTCAGGTCACCAGATGTTAGAGAACAAACATCAAATGGATATGCCGCTTCAACTCTTAATCGTTCAGTCAATCCATGGTGGAAAGAATCGTATGTCAACTGGCGAAATAGCCAAAATCCAAATCCACCAGACAAAAAAGTTGGCAACGACGGCGGCGGTATAGGATTCGGTGGCGGAATGGGCGGTGGTAACCGTGCCAGTGCCGCTCAGTTGGCAGAATATGACCAAGGTATTGGACAGCTAGAACACGGCTTAGGACGTATAGACAATCAATTGGGTGTACGTTTAGGCAATATTAACAACCAGTACAACACCAAAAAGAACGAATTAAAGAGTTCATGGAATAGGGCAGAAGGTCAATTCAACGACCAGACCCGTCAAAATCAGCAACAGCGACGTACAAACATCAATAACATTAACGATCGCTCAGCAGTTGGCTTACGAGGACTATTGCGTTCATTAGGAAGTATGGGTGCAGTAGGTTCAGACATGCAATTAGCAGGTCGCGCAGTTCAGAACCAAGCTAACCAGCAACGAACAGGCGCAGGACAGACTTACGCACAGAACCAAAAGCAAATCGACACCACATGGGGTCAGTTTAAGAATGATTACGCGGATGAAGACAAAAAGCTTAACGACTGGAAAGCAAATGAAGACAACGCCGCACGTCAGTCATCTCAAACTACACGTCAAAACCTATTAACTCAATTAGCTCAGATGAAGAGTCAGAAAGCCGCCGCACAAGGTGCTAACGGTGCTAATGCCGCACGTGCAGACCTTGGACGAGCAAACGCTCTATCAAGCGAAATTGACAACCTAGGACGTCAGCAAAGTACATACAGCGGCAATAAGGTCCAGTACAACGCAAAAGACCTAGACAGCTACAAGGTAGAAGGTGATACAGCAGTTGGTGTTTCAGATCCACAAGCAGCAGGTAATGACCCAACACTAAACATCTACAATACACGTCTAAAACAAGAAGACGAGCGTAAACGACAGAATCAATACCTGTAAATAAATTAGGAGGGGATTAGAGATAATGGACTTTTTCCAGAGAGTAGGCAACTTTTTCAGCGGTAAGGGTTGGGTAAGTGATGATGAACGTCGACGTAAAGAGCAACAAGTTCAAGCGCCAGTTCAACCACGCCCTCAGCCATTACAGCAGGTACAGCAACCTAACATTAACAGACTAAACGGTCTATCTGGTGTAAATACACCTGGGTTAGGTGGTGGTACTAATATATTCAGCCAGGCTCAGCAAAAAGTAAATCCTAATCCCCTTCAACAGGCTAACCAAGCAACACAACAGCTAAACCAAAATAATCAGCCAAAGCCATTAATCCCAGAAAAGACTGTCAATGACGCCCCTAAGGTACTAACCCCTCAAGGTCAACAAGACTGGGTAAACAAAGAAAACAAGCAAATCCAAATCCAGAATGTCATAAACAATCCTACTCAGGTACTTAAAACTCAGGTCCAACAGCAACAACCAAAGCCAGCACCAGTAGCTATTCAACAACCCCAACAGCAGAATAGACCACAAATAGCCCCAAGTTTTGCTAATCCTGGAAGAAATCCTTTATTTACCCAAAATCAGGACAGCTTAACCCGCGCCCTAGATATAGCAAAACAAGAGAGTGACAAATATAAAGCCGAGCAGGCAGCACGCAACGACAAACTAGACAACATTATGCGAGCAAGGGGTGTTAGCGAGCCAGAAATCGCTAAGAACCGCCAAGTACGTATTGACGCAGAGAACAGAGCTTATTTATCAGAAGACAAAGCTAGACGTGATAGCAATATTGCACAGATGGCAGGACTAGCTACTTTACCAACGCGCTCAGTAGTTAGCTTCACTAAAGGTGCTATTGATGGTGCTGGCCGTACAGTTGGTGATTCAGGCGATAAACTATCTCTAGCTGTCGCAGACGCCATGTATGGCATTACTGGTGATGAATCATATGACAAAATACGAAAATATATTGTAGAACAAGGTAAGCAACGTAACGCTCAATACGATCGAGACCTAGGCGTATTTAAGAAGAACGACACGGATGTTGCAACGGCTTACGAGGCGGGTCAAAGTGCCCAGCGACTGGCGCAAGATATAGGTACAGGTGTAGCCACTGGCGGTGCTATACCAGTAGCACGTCAGTTTGTAGAAAATGCGGCAGACTTTATTACTAATGCAAACGCTAAGGGTAAGAACACCCGTGAGATGTTGCCATATGCGTATGGTAACGCGGCAGTTCAGGCGGGAATAGAGAAGCTTGGGCTAGACAAGGTCTTATCGCCTATCGGCAAAAAAGGTCTGACTAAGTTTATAACAGGTGCTATAGCAGAAGGTTCGGAAGAAGCCGCTCAGCAATTTGCAGAGAATGCAATTGCTAAGCATACATACGATCCTAATCGCAAGTATGAAGAAGGCGTTCTTAAGAGCGGTCTTATGGGCGCGGTCCTTGGCGGTCCAGCTGGAATGGCTAATTTCGGTGCTATGCGACAGACTGGCAATCAACCATCAAGTGCAATGACTGCACGAATGAATCAAAATGAAGCTACTGGAAAACTAGAAAAAGAGGCTATAGCTCAACGTCAAGCACGTCAATCGTCGGACGACACCTCACTCAAGCAAGCGGCAGAAGTAAATGTAGCTAATAATCAGAACAATCAATTACACCCGATCCAATCAATAAATGTAAATCAGACAGTAGAAAACGCCATACCTGACGCTAGTCCAGCACTAAAACAAGCCGTTACTCAGAATATGTCAGATATTCAGCACGGCGATGTAAATGCTGTTGCCGCACGCCAACAAACAACAGGAAGACTAGAAAACTATCTAATCGAACAGGCTACCCAGGGTGTGCAAAACCGAGTTTCACAGGATGTGCGGTATAAGCTTAATGACACACAACAATCAGCGATAGACTACCGACTAAGTCAAGATTATGTTGCGTCTGCCGACCCCAAAGCGAGAGAGATCGCTGAGTTCTTAAGGAAAGATATAGAGCAGCGCAAGTTGGATGCCGCTCAGGCACGAGCAGAAGGAAAGGAAAGCTTTGCTCGACAAATAGAGGGTATGATAGTTAACCAAGAGCAGACCTTAAAAGAGTTTGAGCAGAAGGCGCAAGGCGTCCCAAGTCCTGTATATCGCGGCGAGGAGATTGATCTTGACAATTATCGAGAGTTCAATGAAAGACCAACAACGGATGCTGACCTTGAGACTGACCAACTGATAGATATAGCATCAGAAAAAATTGTGGATGAGTTGAATGAGGCTTTGAAGCTTGCAGGACTCGACGAGAATATAAGGGTTGAGCATAGCACTTCTCGTTCCTCTGAAGCTAATTACATTACGTTTTATGATGACGTAAACGATAATTATTTTACGGTACGGATAGCCAATCACTATGTACACTCGAGCGGAATTGGAGATTTGAATATTACGCTATCAGATCCAGAAATTAGGACATTTGCTGACGTGGCTGATCGTGTGCATGAGGCATTTAAGTCCTTTATCAATAACGCTGTTAATTCAGATATAAAATACAAACTCAATCCAGAGCATGAAGCACAAGTTAGAGCATACAACGAACATATAACACGTTTACGCCAACGTGAAGAATACTTGCGTGGTCAAGGAATGAGTGAAAATGCTCCAGCCATGATCAACCTACGTAAAGCTCAAGAGCAAGCTATATACGCCAGAGATCATATCGGTGAGGTAGACGAGAATGGATTGAAGTATAAATTAAGCCCAGAACAAGAAACGTTCTTCAAGGACTCTAAGATCCGAGACGAAAATGGCAATCTGAAGACTGTATACCACGGCACAGATGCAGAGTTTGATGTATTCAATCCAAACAATACATCATCTAATAAGTGGGGTGCTGGTAACTATTTAGCGTTTGATGAGAACGCAGGCAAGAATTACGGTAAGAACGTAAAAGAGATGTATGCAAATATTACATCTCCAATTAGCGATAAACAAAAGACAATCTCCTTTGATCAGTATGATGCCCTACATCGACGGGTAAATAACGGCGAGCCAGCATATCGTGAAGATTATGATATGTACGATAACGACATGGATTTGTTGTGGGATATTACTGACAACGGGCAATGGAAAAAATATGCTCAAGACATCAAAGATACCACTGGCAAAGATGGTGTGATTATGGATGATATGGCAATTACTTTTAGCCCAAACCAAACCAAATACACCAATAACCTAAGTCCAACAGACAGCCCAGATATGCGGTATAAACGTCAGGCAGAGGCTAAAATACAGGAAATTCAACAATCAAAAGAACTACTAGCACGCCACCTACAACTAACAGGTGATGAAAACCTTGTCTTCAATGAGTGGCAAAATGAAATGCAGAAGAGAGCATTAGGCTACTACGATCCAAAGACTGACACCATAAACCTAAACAAGCTTACAGAAGACACCCTAAACCACGAATTAGGACATAAGATACTTACACGTGTAGAAAACAAACAAGACCTATTAAACTCTATCCGTGAATCTTATGGAGATGACTATCTAATAAACAAATACGGCAATCAGTATGGTAACGATCTAAACCTACTAGCAGAAGAACAACTAGCTGACGGATTCAGTGATTACTACAAAGGAAGATTAAACGGTGAAGATAAAGTACGTCTAGGTACTAGATTAGGTATTCCTCAAAAAGTCTTAGCAATATATGACCGAATCACTGAAGCTATTATGGGACTCGTCGGTAAACAAGATGCCATTAAGCAATTCTACGCTCAAATGGAAACAGGGAAATTCAGAAATGAAGTGTTCGGAAATACCGAACAGTTGGCAAAGAATACTAACCAGCTAAATAGCGGGGCATCTTATAAAATCCATGAAACGCCAAATGGAAGGCTAGTAGAAATTGAGGGGAATCCGCTAAAAGGAATACCTGCAAAAAATATTCCTCGTAAGGTGCGTGAAGTTATCAAGGAGAGGTTCCAGGGCAATGCTTATCCAATTGGTGATACTGGAGATGTAGCAAAAGTTACAGCTCGAAGCAAGAACGAAATATCTCATCAGCAGTCTACTATGGGCTATGAGGATTACAGAACTAAGGCAGCCGCCGCACATCAAATTGATGAATTGATGAGTTCAATGACACGCATTAAACACGCACCTAATTTGAAGAAGACACAAAAACCCAATGTTGCTTCATATACGTACGGTGATGTTGCCGTAAAGATTGGCGATAGACAGTTTACGGTGAGGGTTAATATAGAGAACTGGAATAACGGTAATAAAACCCTATACGATATATCATCTATAAAAGAAACATCCCCTCAGAGGATAAACCTCTTAAGGGGAGGGGATGTTAACAACTCCACTATAGCAAACAATGCTCAAGATGTCAATACAGACAACCGTTATCAACATCCTCTTCAAGAAACTATTAACGAAATGGAAGCCAACCCTAAGCCTAGAATGACTAGGGAATTAAGAGAGGCTATAGACGAGTTTATATACGAGAATATAGACCAGAATCTATTCCTAGAACATAATGACACAAATATCCTCGGAAGTCATGGATTGACGTGGAGTATCCCACGCCTGCATGTAGATGACCTACGACACCACCTAGGAAAAGAGTTAGCTGGAGACTTACCATCTAACTATAAACGCCGTACTGGTAAGCGAGATATCGATACGGTTGCTCAGGAGATGGGATATGACGATATCGACGCATTTATCGATGAAATTAAGCGAGTAGCTGAAGCACGACGCGCAGAAAGAGAGAGAAAGACCCTATTGGCAGAATGGCGTAGGGATCCAGACGTCATTAAAGAAGCCCAGAAGATGATTGCAGAGCGACATGCTGAAGAGGCTAAGATAGAGGCTGAGAAGCAAAAGAAAATAGAAGAAGCGAAGGCGGAAGAAGAACGACGTACTGAAGAGGCTAAGGCAGAAAAAGAGCGAATTGAAAAGCAGCGGGCACTAGGAGAAATACTGAATAGAGGATTAGATGAAGGTCCAAGGCACAAAATAGCAGATATAGTACATAATGCTAGTGTAGCTACTGGTATTGACGAAAAAGCTGTTGCAAAACAATTTGCTAAGTTGGCTGAACAGAAGGGTTATGACATTACTGGAGAAAGGGCACTACTGAACACCAATGCACGCGCTGGCAGTATGCTAGATGAAAATGGACGATTACGCCCAATAGACGAAATAGCACCAGAAGTAAAAGAAAAGATTAAACTACCTGGAGCGGAACACGCGGTCCCAGCACCTACAACTACTGCAAATACAGCTACCCACAATACACGACAGATGATCTATAAGGACGAGAAGGGTGCGTACCATTCATTCTATGAATACAGAAACATCTTTGGTAAATGGCAACGAACAGGCGCCGAAGCACCAAAAGTAACTTCACCACTACAGAAGAAATTCATAGACGATATTAGATCAGACAAGGCAGTTAATGATGAAGCTAAGCGTGCATTTGATGACGGTCTAGCTATTCAGTATATATGGAGGGAAAACTCTAAGGGTGTAAATGCTGAACTAGTGAGTGCTTTTGATGGTTATATGCAAACTGGAGATAAAAAGGCATATCGTCCAAGCGATAAACTAGTTACATTCGATCCAGACAAACACTATATAGAGTCTGGTAGAGTAGTGGACGCACAAACTGGTCAAATTCTAGGTAATTACATTGAGATGACACCTGATGGCAACGTAACTATATATGCAGGTAAAAAGAAGATGAACCTGAATATGCGTGATGTTGACTTCAGTAAAATCAAAGAAATGCGCTTTGGTGCAGGTCAAACATGGACTACTGAAGGAATAATAGACCGTATAACAGGATCGTTGAGGCGAAGCAACAGCCTTGATTACTTTAAGAAGGGTGGCAATAAAACCAAAGAGGCGTTACTGAATATTATGTCTGAAACACCTCGTCAAGCTAATGCCGCCGCAGTAAAAGAAGGCAACGCTATCGGTGAACAGATAAAAGATTATCGCAAAAACTTACTAAAACAAGCTAAAAAACACGGTCCACTAAAGCGCCAAATGCTACAAGACGCCGTATATGTAATTGAACCATCACGTCCGAAACGTGGCGAAAAATCACCATCATATGATGAACGCTTGAAAGTATTTGAAGAAGTTTATGGAAAGAGTGCCTCTGAAGCTCTGGATCAATACAATAGCTTCTTACGTGCTGTATACAAGAACTTACTAGCTCGCCAAAACGAAAAAAGGGTAGAGTTAGGTAAAGACCCAATTATGGAGCGTAAAGACTATATTACGCACTTAGGAGAAATGCAGTCTGGCAAGGGGGCTATCGCGGCTATGTATGGTGGTGCCAAGAATCTATTATCTGGCGGAGATGTGGCTATTGAATCTCGTCAATCACTGCCGTCTAAACTGGCAGGTCGTACAGGACTATTCAAACCAAGTCAAAAGTTTAATCAATTCGCTATGCAACGTGTAGGTGACGTAAAGCCAACAGATCCATTTACGCCGCTAATGGAATACAGCAAGATAGCCCTACATAACATTCATATGACAGATGCTATTACAATGAACCGCTCGCTGGAAGTAGCAGTGCGTGCGGCCAGTGAAGCACGACAAGAATTTGCAGGTAAGGGTACTAGCGGTATACAAAAGCTAGCTGACAGAGTAGACGCCCTGCATAATTCGGCTGCTTCTGGCAATGTTAATGCTGAAGAACTAACACAAGTAAGAAATAAACTATACGGATTAGAACGTGCAATTGGTCGAAAGATAGACGGTATACGAGAACTTAATCGTCTTGCTAGAAAAGCCGACAAGTTTGGTGTAGAGAAATTAGACGCAAAAGATATAAATAGCCTAAAAGAAACCACCAACAATATGTCTGAAAGTCTAGATAAGATGCTTAATGACGTAAACTTTATGAAGCTGATGTCTGATAGCGCAAACGGACTGACTCAATTTGTCGGATTTGTCCAAGAACACGCAAACCGACTAGCTGGAAAGACAGACCCATTCCAACGAGTCGTAAACGATACAGAGCCAAGTAAAATGCGAAAATTCGCAGATGCAACTGGTAGGGCATTGATGAAGCAGGCGGCACTATCTAAGATTGTCGGCAATATGAATTCAGTAGTAGCTCAAACGGCATCACTACCTGCTCTATTCTCTACAACCAACCCGAAAGCATTGATACAGGCATTCAAGCTAAAAAACCGTAAAGCTATATTACAGAAGTCTGACGCTCTAGCCCTAAGGTATGCAGACGACAATCTGACGGATGACACCAAGTTTGAAAAGACTATGAAGACTGCTGGTATTCCTATGGAAGTAGTTGAAAGAGGCGTTATTGAATACACCTTCTTAGCTAAATATAATCAGGCAATCAATAATGGACTAAGCGACGCGGATGCAGTTAGATACGCAGAACGATTCATTAATGACACGGTAACCTTACGCGATCAGATAAGCACTCCACGAGCATATAATAGGCTATGGTCTGCATCATTCTTACAGTTTACGCGAGAAGTGACACAACAGAACCGTTATGTATGGAACCAGATGACTAATAAACAAAGAGTAGCACTTGCTGTTAATACGGCAATTGCATATAGTGCGATAGAAGCGCTAACCGGAAATAAGCCAGGGGTTGATCCATTAGGTACATTGATTGAGATTGTAGGTGATTGGTTGAGTGGTGGTGATGATGACGATAAAGACAATTCGGTACAAGCTAAACTAGAGCGTACGGTTCAAAAAGTAGCTGGTCAAGCAGTTACAGCCGCACCTATAGCTACAGCTATAGTTAATGCCGCAACGACAAAAGACGACCGTAAGAAGCTATTCGGCAAAGAGAGCAACTTAGGACGTTACGACGGTACAATACCAGTTGTTGATTTACCTCGTAAATTGATTGACACTAAGGGTAAATTGGATGAGGCAGCTAAAGCCCGTGAAGATGGTGATGACGATAAGGCAGAAGCAAAAACTAAAGATGCTATGTACAACATCCTAGGTCAATTACCAGCAGGTAGCCAATTAAAGAAAACTATTCAGGGTATTGCGGCAGCTCACTCTGGCGAAGTAAAAGACGGCAATGGCGAGACAAAGGTTGAGTTTGAAAAAGACAATCCATTCAATCTGGTACAAGGTGCTCTATTCGGTAAAAACGCACTAATACCAGTGCAAGTAGAAGAGGGAAAGAATTCATGGGTCAATCTATTTAAGACTGGTGGTCTAGTTGCTAACGCGTCTAATGGTATGCAAATAAACATGCCAACCAACAATAATCTGCAACAAAAACAAGCAACGGATAATCAAATAGACCTACAGGGATTAAGCAAGAAAGAAGCCGCTTCAATTAAGAAGAAACTAAAGAAGGGCGACTATACATTCCAAGACGGATTGCTAGTAAACAAGAATGGTAACGTAGAAAAAGGTGTATACAAAAAGCTTGCTAAATCTCAAGGACAAGGTGATGAAGCTTATCGCAACTGGATGAAGGCGTATGACATTGATAAAACATCAACCATTAAAAAAGAGTTTACTTCATTCAATGCAACATTAAATAAGCTACAGAACGGTACAGAAAAGATAGATAAAGCTAAAACTGCCGTCAATATGATGACTGGTAAATACAAAGACTTGCCAGACTGGGTAAAAGAGCGCTACTACAAAGAATCTGGATATACAAAGGATCAAATTGAGTACGGTGCGATGACATCTCATAACGAAGTAAGTCTGATGGATAATTACTGGCGTCAAAAGGCTCAAGAATCATCACACGAGGATCTAATACAAGAACTAGCCAATGGTCGACGAAAGAGTATTACAGGACAAATGTTTGCTAAAAATGGTGTAATCAATAAGCTACGTGCAGAAGGTTACATCACTAAGCAGGAAGCACGCGCCCTTAATGCTACTCAGTTTGACACTGACGGCAATAAGATAACCAAAGATACCTCAGGTGGCTCTGGACGCTCAAGTAGTGGAAGAGGTAGAGGACGAAGAGGTGGTAGCTCAAGCGGTCGCGGTAGCACATCTCCATTAGCTTCTGCAACCGCTAAGAGCATGGGTCTAACATCTTCTGCACCAAAAGCTAACGAATCATCCGCAAAAAACACAAGTATAAACCAAATCGGACAAAACCTAATAAGCAAGACTAACACTCAAAAACAGATAACTAATACATTAAAAAAGTGGAATGGTGCAAGCACCAGCAAAAACATGCGAATCCGCATTAAGAAAGCATAATAGTGATAATTATGATATAATATAAGCAGAAAACAGCGTGACCTAAAGAACACGGAGCGTCTGGCAATAATAAGCCGGCTCCGTGTTTTTAATTTAGGAAAAACGCCATGAACACTACGCAACTTATATCGGCAGTCATGCTGAAAGCTACTGGTAAGGTGCGCAACCTACCAGAAACAGACAAGAAATACCAGAAAATACTAGGTATTGCTAACATGTATATCCCTGTGTGGCAAAGTGAACCTAATGTTGATTGGCAGTCTTTATATGACCCTAATTACGATATCGGAACACTATCGACGAATCAGGAGTATGAAATTGACTTTACTAAGGTTGCTAAGGTAAGCAACGTATACGGCGACACTATAAAGGTCAAAAAAGACAATCAGATTAAAGAATATACTACAGTGCCGCCAGAGCAAGCGGGAATGTATAAGGGGCAAGACTGTTGCACTATTTCTGGTAATAAGCTGGTATTTATCGATCCTATACGAAGTGACGACCCAGTACTTGGAGGGCAAATAACAATACCTGTATATTTACACGCCCCACTGCTATCAAGCCCAAGCGATATGGTCCCAGTAGACAATCCAATGTGGCTAGTGGTTATGTGTGCGGCTGAATATGCTCGCAACGACATTCTTTTACAGAACCAATACGGTAATCTCATCAATGAAGCTAACCAGCTGATGGAAAAAATGATAGAGAATAATGCTAGTCAAGCTAGATATGCACCTCTAAGTATGATTCCAGGAGTGTCTGACATATGCTAAAACCCCCTAGCAATACTAAAGCACCAAAAATACAGCGGCTGTCGGTTGAGGATTGGACAAACGGCGTGGTTACTGCATTCGATGATGGTCGCTCACCGCTAAGAGGTCTAAGGTCGTCTGAGAATATGATATTGGATCAGGACTCTGTCATTACCGTGCGACATGGTACTGCTAAATATGGTCCCCAACCATTAGGAACAGTCTTAGGTGAATTGGCTGAATTTCGTAGCACTACAAAAGACGGATCCGTAAACTGGCTAGCTTGCCTTCAAAGAATAAACGGCAAAACAAAGCTATGTATAGCTAAGGGTGAAGACCTAGCGTGGCAAGTTGTAGAAGGTAAAGAATATCACGAATCCGCCCGCGGTCATTTCAAGCAGATACGCAACAATCTTCTAGTCATGAATGGAGAAGATACTCTTAGCTACTTGGATATACCGACAAAGAAGATAGTAGCATTTCAGAAAATATCAGACCCAGCAAAGCCAATACTAGATAAAAACGTAGGGCTAACTGGTACAGGATTTAAGGTGTTTTATGCAGTTACTTTTAACTCTACTGTTGGTGAAACCGCAGGATCACCTCTATTATCTCAAGCAATCTCTACCGATCGAGATATGTGGAACGGTGAAAAACACAACCTATCGGTCAAGCGTCCAGATAGTACAGAAGCTAAGTCATGGAATATTTACTGTGGTGTTGGTGTTGACGGCGGCGGAGAGCCTACACTTTATCGTCTAGCTGCCGCGTTGCCAATGGATCAGACAGTATTTGTAGATAATGGATCGCGTAGCTTAGACATGTCAGTACCTCTACCAAAAGACAATAATACGGCTGGTCCAAAAGCAACACGAGCCGATGTAGTCAATGGCCGTATATGGATGACTGGTGATAAAGACAATCAATTCTATGTATGGCGTGGTGGTGATTATGGGCATGAACTAGACTTCTCACCTGGATATGGTGGTGGATATACACCAGTAGGGAATGGTACCAAAGAAGTACCATTTGCAGTACGACCATATCGAGATGGTAAAGGTGACCCTAAAGTAACGGTCCTAGCTAACGGTACAAACGGTACTGGTAAACGATTCTATATTACACCAACAAACATTACTTACGGTGAAGATACTATTACTGTCTGGCAAGTACAAGAAGATACTGGTGCTGACGGCACAGATAGCCCTGACGCTGTAGTCATTTACAATAACGACCTACTATATCCAAGCCGTGGTGGATTTAATACTACAGGAACTCTACCACAATTACAGAACGTCTTATCTACAAGACGAATTACTAACACTATTCAAGATGCTATTAGCAACCTAAACAGTAAAGCTATAGAAAAAGCCGTAGGTCTAGCATTTGAAGGTCGCGTGTATTGGGCGCTACCTGTTGCCGCTGATTACAACAACCAGATATGGATTTATGACACCGACCGTAGAGGTGCATGGATGAAGCCATGGAGTATTCGTGCTGACTGGATGACACTGTATAACGATAACTCAGGCATAACTCACTTCTTAATAGTTCAAGGAAACAAGATAGTCGAGCTATCTAAGGGTGCAACTACAGTCGACGATGGAAAGCCGTTTAACACTAGCGCACAAAGTGGTCAATTGCGATTTGAAGAAACTGGAAGAGATTGGGCGCGTGTGCTCAAGGTGGTATTTGTGCTACTCAGACCTCAGGGGCGTATTAATCTTACCGCCACTATTAAAACTGAAGACGGATTACAGACGTTTACAGAGACAAGATTTTTCGGAGCGTCTTCAAGTCGTACTGGATGGAGCGAGCCAGGCGTTGGTTGGAGCTCTATCGGATGGAGTGAGGTGAGAGGCATACCTGAAACATTCAACTCTGCTAGCGAAGAGGTAGAGCTGGAAGTAGATGAAGACGCTCACTGGGTGCAATACGGCTGGAGTTCATCAGACCCTGGCGTAAGTTACAGCATATCAAGAGTGGTATTTGAATACGTAAATATTGGCACGAAAGACCAAAGCTAAAGGAGGAATAACAAAATGGCAAGTGTTAGTGACAAAATTACAAAAGTAAAAGACGGTAGCAATCCTAACGTAGCACGAGTAGTTACCCCACGACCTGCAAACTCTGATACTCTATCTGTAGATAGTTTAACTGGTTGGACTGAAGATACTGCTGTGCATTTTATGACATACAGGGTAGACTCAACTGGTAAAGTGGTCCCAGGTAGCCAGAGAGACTGGAAGGGTATGGCAAATAAGGCTACTGGTCAGATTATTAGTTTACAAATCCAGAATAACGCAATAGATGACGGCAACTTAGTTGGAGATATTGTTCAAGCTGGTCCTACTGCTAGCTGGGCGCAAGACCTAGCCGAGGCAATGCTAGAATCTCATAAAAGCGACGGTTCTCTAAAAAAAGGTGCTGTAGGGGCTGAGAATATAGCCAAAGATAGTATTACTGCTGAATCAATCAAAGAAAAGTCTATTACAGCCGACAAGATAGACTTTACGACTATGCCTATTGCCGAAAAAGTAAAAGTAAAGCGCAATGACACGACTACCGATAAGCCTGTGAACGTGCAGTGTGGCTGCGCCAGGATATTGGTATCTGCTAATGCCTCTGAAGCTATCGCCAATATACAATTTCCAAAACAGTTTAAGAGCGGTACGTTCCCTGTAGTGGTCTGTACATTTGCTGGATATACCCCCAACTCGGGCGACGCTTGGACAGACACTCCGCTCGATACGTGGGGTGGTGCGTCAATGAGTGCATTAAAGATTACTAACTCATCATTTAAGGCAACTATCCGTCGTTTTGACGGAGCGTGGCTAAATGGTGTGTATTACTTTAACTGGATAGCAATTGGACAATAGACTAGATTATCCCTACTAGTCGCATACTAAATTCGCTGATAGTACTATCGCCGCCGTAATTACGCTGGTCGCTACAGAATGCTCGTATATTGATTTCATCATTCTTTTTTAAGAGTAAGTCGACAGACAAACTTGGTCGTGGCAAATGACGGTCGTTATCAGTACCTCGAGAGCGATTAGATTCTTTAATCATTGTGCCGTTCTTATATATGCTTATATATGCGGTATATTGAGAGAAGAAACCAGTTTGTGCTATACCTGTTCTTGCGTCGATATGGTAAACACCGTCTTTAGGTACTTTAGCCGTAAATGTCTTAGCATCATACATTTTTGCGGTATCATAGGCGACATTGTCGTATTTTACGATAGTAGGCTGATTTTGCGGCAGCACTTCCCATTTAGATGTAGTAGCGGAAAACATTGGCATAGTCGTAAAGTCTATCTTGTCTGACCGACATATAAATGGTAAAATAATACTATAAATTAACCAGTGTGATCTCAAGAAACGGAAGCACGTATAAAGACGAAAGGCTTCCGTTTTTTATATGCCAGGATCAAACACAGACCTAAGTGAACGCCTAGTCAAACTAGAGGTGTTCAATGAAAAAGTAGCAGAACCATCATTAGCTCAAATATTAGCCAAACTAGACGGGTTAGTAAGTGAGTCTGTATATATAGAGCGAAATAAATATGTAGATGGAAAAATAAATGATATTGAAAAGAATATCAAAGCAATTCAATACCATAACGATACACTAGATGGCAACGTCTTCATAAAAGCTATCGTTACTGGCGAAAAGAAATTCGTAGGCGTAATCATCAAATACACAGGTCTAACTGTGCTTATAGGTGCAGTAGGACTCTTTTTGCTTACTCAATTTACCCATTTTATTCAAGACAGAACACCCGTTGAAGTAATAGAAAAAGTAAAGGAGGTAACAAAATGATAGAAAAAGCACTAGCTTGGTTCTACGCACGTAAAGGTCGGGTTTCTTATTCAATGGAAAATCGGAATGGTCCAAATTCATACGACTGCTCAAGCTCTGTATACCACGCTCTAAAAGAAGCAGGTCTTTTACCTGCTAGTTACTGGATTGGAAATACAGACACACTATTTGACGCTCTAGAAAAGAATGGCTGGGTACGACTGTCTGAAGACGCTAATGGCGACGCAGACACGCAACGCGGCGATATCTTTATTTGGGGTATTCGAGGCAATTCAGGTGGTGCACTGGGTCATACAGGAATGTTTACGGATACAGATAACGTAATTAACTGTCGCTATCAGGCAGGTATTGTAATAGACAATCACGACTGGCTCTGGAGTGCGTCAGGTTGCCCACCGTATGCATTTTACAGGTATGTAGGTAAACCTCAAGAAACAAAGCGTGTAGCACTTCCAGAAGTCTACTATGCAGATGAAGTAGCAATTGTATTCGACTTACGACAAATTAGATGTAACCGACTAATTGATGAGTTTGATTGGGGAGACAATGGCGTACCTGTTTCTGTAGCTGTAAAGACAGATAAAGACGGCTACTTACTTGACGGCGAGATAAATACAGGTGATTACTTCCGAATTGTCGGCGGTACAGAGGTATTAGACGAAACTACCGAAAACAACAAACGCTACCTACAGCTAAAAATGGCAGATGACGGTATTTGGGTATTAGCGGAGCGAGTACGTGAACTAGCGAATGGAGATGCAGGCACGCCACGACCAGAAAAACGCCCTGTAGTAGTTACACCTACCGTGAAGATTGAAGCCAAAGATCAACCAAAAGTTGTACCTGTAGCGCCACAGCCTACTAACGAAGACGTGATGAGGTCTATCGCTAAATTAAGTCAAGATGTCGCTAAGAATAAAAGCCTATTAGAGAAGATCATCGATTTTCTGATGAGTATTTTTAAGTTCAAGAAATAAGGAGGAACTATGAAATCACTAGAAGCGCTAAAGAATATCAACTATAAAGACGTAGCTATCCGTGCTGGATGGACGTTCTTACAGACGTTTATCGCGACGTTTTTACTAGCTGGTGTAAACTTAGTAAACTTACTATTCGCTGCAAGCTGGCACGAACTGTACGCTCTAACGCTGGCTACTGCATTATCTGCAATCGCAGCTGGATTATCAGCGGCTAAGACTATTATTCTAGACCTAGTAAGGCAGATGAAAGAAGCTGTTGAGTAATTCGGAAATCCCGAACAACTGAACAGTTCGGAAATCCCGAACAGTTGAAAAACTCTACCTTTGACTAAGCTACTGTGTTTGCAAGCCCGGTAGCTTTTTCATTTGGTAAGATGTCATCTGCAAGTCAGTAGTTGACTATATGTAAAATATTTGCTAGGATAGAAGTATCAATTTCAGATTGCCGGCCTCTATCGATTGAAAAAAGGTTTTCTTTCGATTGGGGCCGCTTTATTTTGCCCTGAAATACTAAAAAATAGGATTTTTCTGTCAAGCCCTTAGCACTACGGACTTGTGGAAAACTCCTCGGAAATGTAAAACGCCAGAGCTAGTAATGGTGCTAGTTAGCTGTTGGCTCAAAATTTGGAGGGTTAACAGAGGTGAAAACCACTAATATTAATTCTAATGCTAATGCAAAAAAGTTTCATAGAAACTATAATTCTAATTCTAATACTAATATTAGTCGTGATAAGTATGCTAAATCTAAGCAAATAGAGAATATGGCGACTAGATTGTGCCAGATGTTTGGGAACGAACAATACTTCGCATTTTACTGTAAAGTATTTTGGAAATTACCAGAAGCTACAGTTTGGCAATTAGCGGAAACTGCGCTAGAAGCAAAACAAACTCCAGGACGATTATTTACGTATTTATGTAAAAAGGCAGGCGTATGAGTTTTGACACTAAAGAAGCTAGACGTAAACTTATTGAACGGATTAATAAGGCTAAAACAGATCGAGAACAACTTAGACTATTGCGTAGGAATAAAAATGGCTGTGAACACGAATGGAAGACGTATAAGCAGATTATCAAGATTGATTATTTCGCCACCGTTATGAAGGGTCAAATACGTCAATATAGCGGTCCAACAGCGCCATATTTCATAGTTAAAGGCTGCCATAAATGCCACGAGAAGCATTACATTGACTTAAAAAATCTGTAGAATAGAACAATTGGGGCGTAAAGGTTACAAATTAAACCTAAGTCACTCTAAGGAGAGAAGAATGACCGCACCAATTCTATCAATCACAACATCAAGAGCTACTGTAATAAGTGAATTGCAGAAAATAGACGAAGTACTAGACGTAGAATATCAGACAGAGAACATCAGAGAGCTAGCGTTTCAATTTATCCATTATTCAGCAATAGTCGAAGATATGTCACCAGCTACAGTAGCTACTAGAGTAGTACGTCTTAAACAATTTGTTAATTTCTGCGACGAATTACACAAAACCAATATAACCGAGCTGTCGCTTAGATGGCTCGATTTTTATTTTTATGAATACAGAAAAACTCACGCAGCTTCAACTACAAACTCAACAAAACGAGTAATAAAAGCATTCTTCAAATGGTGTAATGAGCATATGAATCTAAATTGTATTAATTCTGAGCTTATTAAGTCACGCAAGAACGCCAAACCACGACCAAGATATATACAACATCATGTTATACAACTAGTACTCAACAGGACGTCAAATAACGCGAAAGAGCGGCATATAAACATGCTAATAGATTTTGCATATGATACTGGATTACGTATTTCAGAGATTGCCAATGTTAGCTATAGAGATATAGACGGATTGAACTTATACGTAAAGGGTAAAGGCTCTAAGGATCGTACTGTATTCCTAACTAAACGATTAAAAGACAAGATAGATGAATTCGCGACAGACTACAACCGATTGTCTGGTCCTCTATTCAATACAAACGATAAAACAGCTAGAGTATGGATCCAACGAGCATTTAAGAAATATGCAGATATTCATATAACACCTCATCAATTAAGACATAGTTTTGCAGTGCGTCTACTAATAGCTGGTTGCGATCTTATGACAATACAAAAATTACTTGGCCATCGCGACCTATCTACGGTCCAGATATACCTACAAATTAAAGATGATCTGGCAGAGAGTCAGTTCTATAAAGCAATGGATCACGCTCAAGGCTATTGACATATTTAGTCATTTTTGCTATACTGGTGACAGTTGAGAAGAGCAATTGCCCTTCCAGGTATTTTTACACCAATAACTTTTATGGCTCTCTACCAGCTAAAAGGTACAGCAGCCAGAAATTGTACCACCAAGACAAAACTGTTGTGGTGGACAGTCGTAGTTATGGGGAGGCGCACCTCACCAAGTTCCTACGATTGGAGTAAGTTTGATGAGCGTTCTGATAAATATCAGAG